TTCTGAGCAATACTGTTTGAAGGATTTCATTTTTAATACCTTGGTTGAGGATTTAATTTACTAGCTTGGAAAGCGGGATTGTTCTTAACACCTGCAGATTGGTTGTCATACTCCTTTTGCAGTTTCTTTGCTTTATCATCAAGAAATTTCTTTGCTTTGTTTGCAGATGCTTTCTTAACTTCTCCACCTTTAGAGTATCCTTTCATTGATCCACCGTATCCTTCTTCCATCTTAGCATCCCACTCTCTAGAAAGTTCTGCTACTCTCTCTAGTTCTTCTGGTGACAGTACATTATCACTAGGATGAATCTCTTCCTCCTTCATGTGGTCTGCTGCCTTGTATAAAGGTTTACCATCTTTACCCTTCATACCTTTCTTAAAGTTTTGGTACGCAGGTGTGTTACCTTTTTTGTCAGCATTAGTTACTGTGTATGCTTCTTCTACTTCTTGCCCATCATGCTCAATAACTTTACCGTTCTCATCTTTTTGATGATGTTCGTTCTTTATTGCTTTAGAGATTGCCTTTCTCTTCTTGTGTAGATACTTGTCGCTGCTATCTACGTCACCATCATTGTCAACATCCTTATCTTTTCTGTTAGCAAACTTCTTCTTAACAGCAACAGGATTAACTGGATCTAAATTCTTTTCTTGCACCTGACGATATGCATCGGTCATATCAGGTAGTCCCATGTCAGTAAAGCTCTTCATTGTCATTTGTATACTTTGTCCTTTTTATTTATCTTCTTAACAAACTCACCAGGTGTCATTCTTTTCATATAGTTAGTAAGTTCGGGTGTACCCATAAGACCTGCAGGTTTATAGGTGAAGAATTTTATGTTATTTTTCTCTGTTAGATCCTTTAACCAGTTACGAAAAATATTATCATGCTCATCAATAGAGATGACGTGATTGCTACCACGACTAACAATCTTAGAAATGATTCCTGTGTTACTGTTTTCAACGAACGTGCCCTCCTTGAATAACCCTCCGTCAAAGTATGCTTCACGCAAACCTTGAGGATCTAGTTTTGGTGCTATCTCATATAAGTTATATGACGAGTCTGCAAAATCGTCAACCTCTTCAACTTTCATTGCAGTTCTTAACGTTCCGAACAGGGATTGTATATCTTTGTCTTTGATTCCTGATGGTACACCCTTCTTAAATGATTCAAGATCGCCATCTGCTGCTGCCTGTCTCATCTTAGATGCACTCATACCTTCAACACCTTCACCATCTGGGTCACGATCACCTGCTGATACTACCTTGATGTTCTCAAAGTTGTATAAATCACCATTATATTTGGTTGCTAACGAGTTAAACTCACTGACCCTATCGCCACCCACAACAATGTTAACGCTGCTATACCCATCATTATCGAGTGATGCGAGAACATCAAAAATGGTACGCATATCAGCATTATCAATGATCGAGTTCGCGTGATCTGGATATGCCTTCCGCATATATTTAACTTTAGTCCCTGCGTCGAGGGGATTCTTCTTAGGATCCTCCGACCTTGAGGGGTATATTCTATACGTTCCTCCACTTGTCTTTGCCTCTCTTGCTACTTTGTCTAGAAGTTTCTCATGTCCAGTAGTAGGAGGGTTAAACCTTCCAAATGTTATTGATATTGCACCTTGATCGACACCGCCATCAGAGTTCTCTTCGCCACCAGATAGTTCACCGCCTGTTTGATCGGTGCCACCGCCATTTTCTGCAGTTATTTTTTCTAACTTTCCATTCTTTGTAAAATGAGTTACCTTGCCATTGACATCGGCATACTTACCATAACCCACATGTTTTAATTTTAATCTTTCAGCGTCTCTTGCTGCGAAAGATCTCTCTGCTTCTGATAGAAAAGCACTAAACTTTTTCATTTACCCATTTAATTTGAAGTTTGCTTTGCTAAAGGTCAGTCTGTCTACGAGTTTCACTGGGTGTTCTGTCTGTGTGACGAACCCTTCATGAGCAGTTGGTTCACCATCTAAGTATGGTGTTACAGAACCTCTTACCTCTATGTTATCCATTAATGACTGTTTCAGTTGGAAGATTTGATCCCACACTTTGAATGTGTAAACATTTACTTCTCCCTTATATTTAGCAGGTAATGTCTTATACATTTCTTCTGCAGGAGGAACCAGACCTTCTCTGACCCATTTGTTTACATGTTTTAGTATCTCTGCATAGTATTTCTTACTTGGTCTCTGCGCTCTTGCAAGGTTAAAGATAAACTTGGTCCAGTTAAACTTCTTCTCGCTCTTCGGAATAAACGCACTAGCTTCGTTGGGACCGACCATAAAAGTGCCAGTTTCACCAGACAAAACACAACCAAAAGTAGGAACAGCAGTGGGAGATATTTCGGTATAGTTAGTATGAGGAGCAAAAACAATATGCTCAGTAGTTGGGGTAGAAAAAATATACTCAAGGGTATTAGGAGTATACCTAGTACCACCACTGACGCCAATGTAGTCCCCTTGGACAATACCACCAATCCTAGGAAGATGCCTAAAGCATAAACGCAGGATGTTCGCCACTTCGCCTTTGTAGTTTTCATCAATGTCCTCATAAGAATAGCATATTTTTACCCTCTTCTTGTTGAATACAGACTTAGTACCAACAAAAAACTTATCGTTGCGAGGGTCAGTTCCAAATACTATGGCAGGTGCACCATCCCACTTGACTCCAAGAGGTATTTCCTCCTGCATCAAGGTGCAAACAACCTGATAGCACTTCCTTCTACTGAGGAGGATAGTATCTTCTGGATGTTCTAGATGTCTGTTTGGCATAGTATCCTTTTGTATACTACTATTATAGCATACTCAGGATGATTGTGCACACCAGTGTGCCAGTTTCTAATCTGTCAGTTTAAGGTATGGTGCTGATATACTTGATTGACTTGATGCATATAATAAAAAGTCTTCGCATATATTATCTCTCTTTTTCTTATCCTTTATGTTGGATATGATATCAAATAACTTAGTCACTTGCCATTTAGAATATAGAAATGGATCTTGTGCTTCCTCTAATATTTTTTCTATTTCTTTTTTGGATACACTCTTACCATATTTTTTAAAACCTCCAGATATAACCATCTTTACAGTGTCTTTTCTTTCTCTGACTTGTTTTGCAGCATCTGTTGGAACCTGAGGTAACTTGTGCTGTTTCAATAGTAGATTGACAGGACCTAATGATATCTTACCTTGGTTTGCAGACTGACCTTTAACCTCACCTTGCCACCCAGTTAAGTTTTTACCACCAAAAGATCTAAACTGTATCTTGACACCAGAATCGAAGTGAATGTAACCATCCATAGAAGTTTTACTATACTCTAATCTGTTAAATTTTTGAGAATTTTTCTGTTTAACATCAAAGTTTACTTTCTTTAGGGTTGCTCTACCCTCTACTTTCTTCAAAGATATACCAATAGCTATACCTTTCTGTATCCTCTCTTGCATACACTGATTCAATCCTCTAAATGACAACTCTTCATTCAAACATTTAGGATTAAAGTTCTTAAATGCGTAGATATCAGCAGGAGACCACTTATTAATATTAACCTTAACTCCTTCCTTCTTTGTCAAATCTTTAAATGATTTTTCAATCTGACCAACAGTTGATGATCCTCTATGAAATGTGTACCCTGTACCTAGTTCTGACACTATTTTGTTAGCACCCTTGACACAAGAGGAAATCCACTCCTCTGGCATCTTCGTAAGTATATTATCAATACTCTCATCAACATTATAAAACCTTTTTGCTTTATCAACACTTAGTTTATTGACATCTGACGGTACAATATCTTTACCTTTTGCTTGTCTAACTGCACAATATACACACTGTGCAGACTCAGTAAGTTTTGTTAGTGCTGCTCCTCCACCTGATTGTCCACCTGCAGCAGGTTTGTATACGATTTCAAAAAGTCTATCATCTGCCTGTATTATAGTCCCTGGAAAACTTGATACCCAACCTCTAGTTTTATACTTTGCAAACTGATCTGATAAAGTATATTTTTCTTGCAATGCATCTAACGTTTCATGTATTTTTTCTCGCATAGCATTTCTATCCTTGCCACGAATCTCTACTCTATACAACTGATTAGAGTTATTCTTGACTTTAGGTGAGAATCCATCAAGAGCAGGTTGGATAGATTCTAGAATGTCTTGTGATGTCTTTGCCATTTAACTATTTATCTCGCATATACGATGGAGGGATATGATGATCATTCCAATGTCTTATATTACCTGCAACAATAAAACAGTTAGTGACTACAAGTTGTATGAATATAAAGGTTCTGATTATCGCAATAAAATCTGCTTCTCTATCATTTTTACCCGACTTGTCTCCTAGTGCTTTCGCCCAGATTCTCCAAATTTTCTTCACCTACTCTCCTATATTATGAATCACTGGTTTCTCATTCTTTAAACACTCATATAGTTTATGATCTTCTGCAACTGATACAGGAAGAAACTCTTTATCTGCCTTGAATAGATCGTCTCTGTTTGCTTGATTGATTACAATAGAACCTTGTTGACCTGATATAGATCTATGATAAGTTCCTCTAGGTAAAAACAATGCACCACTACTTCTATTAAGGTGCACTATATGGTAAGGACATTTCCATTCGTAGTTTACTATCTCAAATGTCCTCTCTCCTGACACAACTCTGTTGTAATCATCTTGATGATAATGAATATAAAATTGTTTAGCACCAACAAAATCATTTGGTGGTGATATTGCAGGACCTTCATGCACAACTAAGTCAGATGCATTAGATTCCTCTACGGTAATGTCATAAAAAATAACATCGGATGTCTCACGAAACACTCGATGTTTTCTAAAAATCACACTACTCACTTGTTCTATCCTGCAAAGTTTTATTATACACGATTACTCGTTTTCCGTCATGAGTAAAGATGAGTTCATCATCATGTCCCCAACACAGTTCTTCGTAGAGAGCATTCAACTTCTCCATGTCATCGTATAGAGCGTTTGGATTTGGCATTACTTTTTAAACACTCCTAGTTTAGCTAAGAGATACACTCCTAATACTGTCCAAAAGACGATTTCTAATCCTATGTAGTTCATACCCAGTTTGGTTTGCGATCAGGTTTTCTTAGGTAGTTATTTTTTACCCAAGGTTTTGCTGCTATGTATCTCTTATATGCAGTAAAAGTATCAATAGTGTTATCGAACTTAAACTCAGGATACATTGCTCTAGCAAATGTTTTTGGTTTTTCCGTAGTAAATGGAACGAGATGACCTGCTTCTAGTATAGTCTGCTCACAACTATGGGTTTTACCATAACGATGAGTATACTCTGCACACAGTGCCATACCATGAGCAATCAACCACCATGCATTGATGTTTGATTCGTTTGCCCATGCTGTGCAAGGGTGATTACGAAATGCACCCTTCTCAGTTTTGTATGATTGTCCATCGGTACGATGGATTTCACCATACCCCCAACCCCATTTGTCAGAACACACAATAGATAACATTTGACATGTTTCTAATGGCATCTTGACAATGTGTCTGTCAGGTAAAGACTGAGCAGATAGTGTTGGGGATGGATCAGTTACAAAGATGTTCATTACCAAGTTTTGTTGTGAGTGTTCACTTCTACTGGTATGTCAGTCTCAACATGATTGTGTTCGATATTCTCGATGTTGAGATGTTCAAGTGCATTTGCTATTCTCTCTAATGAGGTAGCGATTCTGTCGATGTCGATTGGATTGGTCATTCGTTATTCCTCCATTGCTTTCTCATTCTAACATAAATCTCGTTTTTTGCAACCATATCCCTAACACGTTTAAATATAGTAGCAGACTTAGCATATTTACAAGTAGCATGATCTGGTTCTTGGGGGCGTACGTTTCCTTCATCATCGTATTTCTTACCTGTGTGATGATTGGCATATCGCCTTGACCGTGTAAATCCCATCTCTAAAAACTTACGACACATATCCATACCTATGAAGTCTTCTGCTTCTAGGTAATCCAGATACATATCGAAAATAGTATGGGCAGATTCTAATGCAATCTCTGGAGTCTTAAATCTCCAATGAGCACATATATCGTTAGTATAAGGGCGAACC